GTAACGAATGTAGGAGAAGTAGCTCTAGCTAACCCGCCTGTGCCTGTTGATGCCACGCCGCCAATTGTAATATCTGTAGTGGCTTCAATATTATCACCCCAAATTTCCGCCCATCTTTTTGCTGTTGTTCCAAGATCCCGCGTTGAATCTGCATCCGGAACAATATCTTCCGCAATAGCAGAAAAATCCGGTGTGATTGCTGCACCCAATTCCGCAACCGTCATTTTCTTAGTTGAACCGGCAAGCCCTTGTGTTGTGTCTGAAATATCAACAACAGGCAATAGATCACCAACGGCCGGCGTTCCGCCTAATGCATCTAAATTTGATATTTTCTTATTTGCCATTAACTAGCCTCGTTTGCATCCCATTCATAAACATCTGCACCATCTTCTTTTAAAGTAACACTTACTTCTAGTGTTTGCAAATTCACGGATATTTTACCAACCTTAAACACTTTATTAACAAAGTTGTATTTATCAAAGCTTAAAAACACCGTATCATTTGGAACTAACATCAAGCCGCGTGCATTTAATGTGCATTGGATTGTCATTCTCTTGCGTGCATTTTGAACAAATATCTTTGCCAATCTTTGCGCGCTTTCAATGTTCTTAACATAGGGCATTTGAATATCATCATTGAATTCTTTGCCATCCGCTGTAACCGCCGCCGTGTCGGAATACTTAGGGAAATCATCAGCGTTATATAATTCCGCTTCATTGTTGATAACACCACGCGCGCCATTCAAAAGATCTTGTTGATCATTAGCAATTGCAAGTTTTAGTGTACTATCGGAAAACCAATCTTCATCAATGTGATGTGTTGGAATCTCATAATGAGCCGCCCAAACATTAACCTTCCCATCATAGGTGGTTGCATTACCCATAAATGAACTACTTAGCAAGGTTATTGCATCAATATATTGTTCACTTGTGTTGATTGTTCCGTTTGTAATATATCGCTGCACAAAAGAACCATCCAACAATTCAACACTTTCTTCACATCTATTGGCTTCCACGCTGAAATTATCAAGATTAATATCATTGGAAGTATTTGCACCGGTATCAATTTGCAACCCCGTGCCATACGGAACACCGTTAAATGTTCCGGTTAGGTAATCCAACAAACACAAAACAGCGTTGCTTGAATATTTAAACTCACCATCACGGCAATCAAAGATGTTGTTCTTGCCTTTTATTTCCGCGGTTAATTGCACGGATGAATCAAATTCACTTGCATCAAAGGCCCTAACATAAGCGCAACAAATACCTTTATAATTATCCGTGCTTGAAAATTGGCCGGATAAAGCTTCATCAATAAATGTGTTTGAAGATAGATCTTGACTATCAGAACCGGTAAAAGTTTGCACATTAACTAGGGCTTCATCCGTTCCATTTCTTCTTTGATAGGATGCGGAAAGCGCAATTTCTGTTGGTAAATTCTCGGAATCTAGTTCATAAGTGAATGTTCTAGGTGTTGGCGCAGTCAATACATTTTGTTTTTCTGAATTGAATTCATCCGGATCTGCATTGAAAACATACATTTTATTGCCAACGCTTAATTCGTGATCTGTTGAAGTGTAAACATATGCTGTTGTTCCTCTATATCCTATTGGGTTTACATCAAGTGTTGCGCTTAGTTGGCTTGGTGCTGCATCAGTAATTGTAACATCAGTTTCATAAACAATATTTGTTTGACCGCCGCCGGCATCCGCTGTGCTTGTCACAACAAATTGGCCATTATAAGCGGCATCAGAAAAGCCTAAGATCTGTATTAATTCACCGGCTTCAATAAATCCATTCACCGTTGCAAGGGCATCATCAATTAAAAGCGTTGCAGTTGTTCCGCTTCCGGAAGCATTGGCGGTGGTGTCTAATGTTGCCGCGTATGCATCCGCCCCTTTTGCATCTTCCGTATCACTATTTTTTGTGTATCTTGTATTAGTAACCCAACCATCAGAATCAACAATTAATAGAATATCATTCAAATACAGATTAACAAACTCTTCACATTCATGGGATGCGAACCCTACAATTTGATGTAAATAACAATCACGGGATGTTTTCCTATCACCTTTGTTATTGATTCCGGAAGATGTAACTTTTGTGAATAAATACGTTCCTTTCTTCCGTGTTTTGCCATAGATAATTTGACGGTAATCTGTTGAATTGACCGTGTTTAACTTCCGGCCGGTATCAATAAGCGGCAATGGCTCTTGTGCGCCGCCACCGCCGCCGCCTTTACCGCCTTTACTAGCAAGCAAAGAACCACCAATTGAAAGCGCGCCGGCAATCAATGCACCGTATGAAACTGATGTTCCTAATACAGTAAAGGCAACACCCGTTCCAATTTGTGTTGCAAGGGCGGAAGCTAGTGGGATAATTACAGGAGGCATATTATTTAACCCTCCATATTTTCCTACAATCTTTAGTAAGTATTTTTTGCAAGCCTAGTTGTTGCTCTTTTAGAAAATAAGAATAATCACCAAAACAAACACCAAGTGATTCATTAGTTGGATGATAAACTATATACCCAACACCAAAATCTTTGGTTTCTATAGCGTTCTTTTCTGCAATATCTTTAACAGATTTATAACCGTTTTTTCTAATTAATCTTGCTGCACCTATCTTTGTTGTATATTTACCGCGGAAATCAATAGCAAGATCTTTAAAACCAAAGACTTCCACAAGCATATTATTGGCAAATAGGCAACAATCATTCTTGCCCCATTGGAACACGCCGTTTTTTGGTTCTAGCAAATATGCTTGCACCTCTTCTATTCCACAAATGCGCGCCAAACTTTATCCTTTAATGTATTTTGAACATACTGCAAACCGGTATCACCTGGATATAATTCTTGCTGCATTGTGTCGGTATATCTCAAACTGCTTGCTCTCTTCCAGTTGGCAAATTGATTAGTCAATTCCATACTAATTGTTGATTCTTGCCCTTCATTGAATTCAAAGTTACCGGATATAAACCTAAAGGCAACGCCGCCGGTTATTAATTGGCGGGTTTCATCCATCAGGTTTAGATATATATAAACATCCCTGTTTTGATAAGATAAAGAATCTTGAATTACCTTTGAATTAAAATAGCCTTCAATATCTGATAGTTTCAACTTCACCCTTTGCGGGTTTATATCCGTATCTTCACCAATGGTTTCAATAGTTCCATAATGACCTATGCCGCTATAAGTGTTGCCATCATAATCAATATCACCATAGCGGCTATGAACATAAACCGGAACATCAGGAAAATCCATCCGTGCCATCAACACAAAAGATTTATCCTCTTTTAATTGGCCGGCCGTTGCTGAATCAACATTTCTAGGCATTGTTTAAACTCTCTTTTACAAGATCTATTTCCTTTGATTTAGCATCAAGCCATGCTTTGCCGGCTGTTGAAAGTATTGCTTCCCGTATGCGGCGCGGTGTAATTTCCGCTTCTATGGATCTAATTCGAGATCTAAAGCCTTCAAAAACTGCTTCTTTTTCGGCCGCCTTTTCTTTTGTGCGGCGCGCTGCCAGTTGTCTTTGCGTTAATTTTTTACGCTTTCCATTAACCATTTTAAATCTTGCTTCCATATTATGACCTCCTTATGCCATATAAGGCAATTGTTCCACTTGCTATATTGCCACTACTAAAGGCAAATTCTATGGCATTTAACGGTGTTACGGTTCTTTGGATTTGATCAGAATCTACAACCACAAGATCACCACCACTGCTATAGTAATTTGATAAATGATACTGCATAGTTTTATCAACTGTTCCGCTACCCATGCCAAAGAGATAACCCCAACCATTCACCCCTTCACCGGTTGTGCTGTCAACAGCAATAGAAATCTTTGCCGCTACTGATGCTGAATAAACTTCCGTTGTTCCTGTCATTTCTTTACGAACAATGTTTGATGGTGCAGCATATGAAGTGCCGCCATCAGTTGAATATTCTACTTGTAGGGCTGCACCATCAGTTGAAGGTGAAACATTTGTTAGTGTTACATAATAGGCATCATAAACCGCATCAATACTTGATGTAAATTCAACAGTTGCAACCGCGCCGGATACTTCAACAGAATCAAGCAATATTAACCCACCTGATCCACTCACTTGCACGCCGTTTATAAATAACGTATCAACATTAATTGAACCATCACCTTGATCACCACCGGTTGCGCCATTTAGAATAATACCACCATCCGCCCAATCTTGAACTTTCTTTGATGTCATTGCCCTAGCATCTTCCGTGCGGCTTTGCGCTTCTGTTGTGTTGGCTATTTCAAGAATACCGGCGGCGGATTCTGTTGCAGCGGCCGGCGCAACACCGGCTTTAATTAATGCACCGGTTGCTTTCTTTGTATCACCACTTTGAACAATTGCCACTTCATCAGCATCATTAAAAACACTTGCGGCCGGTAAATCTGAAATCTTTTTATCTGTCATAATATTAGCCTATCATCCGCTTCTGTTGTTAAATTATCACCCGCTTCTGTTAAAAGGAAAGTTTTATAATCAAAGGCTTCAACAAAACTAATAGTTAAAGTGATCACTTTGTTTTTATTTGATAACCAAATCGGCGCTTCCGTTAGCATGAAAATGCCTTGCGGGTTTGTTATAACAACCGCTTCACCATCAGGCGGTGAAATTCTTATTTCCGGTGCAATAGATATTGAAGCGTTGCCGCTTCCATCACTTGTAACATCAGCCGTAACCATATGGTATTCATTATTGAATTCAATATAATCACCTTCTAACAAAACCGTTTCTGAATTATCCCAACCATCCGTGATAAGACTGAAACCTTTTTGATCAACACCGTTTACAACTGGCGTTCCGTTGCCTGTTCCGGAAAATGTGCGTATATCAGGATCAAAGGCATAAAAGCGGCCGGATGCGCCATCAAGCTGTGCTAACCAACTCTTCCATTGTCTAGCTTCAACACTATTGGCCTTCATGCCGTGTACTGTATAACTTCCAACCCATGTTGACCCTAAACGCTGTGCAGTTGTCACACGGCCATTAAAAATGGATCTAGTGATAATAGCATTGGATTGCAAACCAAAATCATTATCTGTAATCTTTACATTTGGTAAATCTAATATGCTCATTGTCTGCCACCCGCTGCTTTTGTGAAGTCACCACCGGCTTGCAAGGCTACTAGAACCCCTGCCATAGTTTCTTTTTTTAATATCGGTGATAATTGGTTAAACTTCCTTTCAATTTGTGCATCACCGGTTAATTGATTGTTCACCACCTGATTCACAACAACGCCGCTTCCACCGCCGCCGCCGCCTTTTGTGCGATCAATAACATCTTCTTGCGGATGCATCATAGATAAGAATCCACCTTTACCATCTAGGCCGCCGGATCTTACACCGTTGCCTGTTCCGCCGCCGCCATCAAATGACGGGATGAAATCACCAATGAAACTACCAATGCCGGATAATATACCACCACCGGCATCACCGCCGCCGCCTTTCTTTGAACCGCCGCCGCCGCCGGAAAATATACCATCCAAAGCCCCGCCGCTTTCAAATGATTTTGTGATAATGTCACCCAATATTTTTAGGGCAAGATCACCAAATTTTTGTGCAGCATCTTCACCCGCTGAAAAGGCATCAACTAGATCACCACCAATATCATTAATGGAAGAATCAACATCTTTATAACGTTCATTCACACGGCCAATTGCATCTTTGTGTTGTTCCTCATTAAGAATATTTTGTTCTTTGGCTTTGTTAATATCGTTAATGATCTGCAATCTAACTTCCTCTTCCGTTCTTAAAGATTTAACAAGCCCTTCAATCTGCTTTTGAAAATCAGCTTGTTCTTTCAATGCTTCCGTTGTTGCGGTTTGCGGTTTAGGTTTATCAATCTCTTCTTTCTCTTCACCTTCCGTTTCTATGGCCTTTCCTGTGATCGGATCATATGATTCATTAAGGTTTTTCAATGCGCCTTCTAAACGCTCAATTTCTTTAATGGCCTCTTCCGTGTTTTTCTTCAATGCCTCTTCATTTAAAAGAAGTTCATTCATAAAGCCGCCAAAGCCTTCACCCTGCAATGCAACTAGGTTTTCTTTTGCCTTAACAAGCTCAACTGATGTTTCTTCCGCAAGCTTCTTGATCAGATCACCGCCATTGAAGGTAACGCCAAATTGTCGCAACATATCACCATAAAGCGTTGTTACATCACCCAATGCTTCACCCAATGTAATTAAGCCTTCAACAAATACATCAATTGAACCGTTTTCAGCTAACTTCATAAATAAACTATCAATCTTTGCGTTCATTCTTGTGAAGGTATCATTAAGATTTTCCGCACTCTTTGCAGCTTTGGCATCAAAGGCAACACCCAAATCACGCGCTTCTTGTGTCATTGCGGCAAGGGCTTCTGATCCATTTTCCGCCATTGTGATTATACCACCACCGGCGCGGCCAAATATTTCAAGTGCGGTTGTTGTTCTTTTTGCGGAATCATCCATTCCGGCAACTGCACTTGCAATTTTAATAAATTGTTCTTCCGTGTTTAAGCCTTCTAAATCTTTCATCACAATGCCGGCACGTTCAAAAGATCTTGCATATGTAACCAAGCCTTCATTTGCAAAGGTGGTTGTTCTTTGCATTGTCTGAATACCTTTTGCCAATGAACCAAATTCAACACCGGATAATTGCGCCGCATGTGCTAATGCTGATAACTCTTCCGTTGCAACACCAAGCCGCCTTGCTGATTTGCCAACTAGATCCATATGGTTTGCAACGCTTTTAAGCTTGGCAATGATAACAACCGCGCCAATTGCCGGTGCTAATCCCTTCAAAGCCCCGCCAATTCCGGTAACTTTGGATTTTAATCTATCAACTTTATTTGAAGTTCCGTTAATTTTCGAGTTTAGGCCGCTAGTGTCGCCTTTAAATTTAATTAGATATTCCTCTGAAATAGCCATTTTAATTAACTCGTATATTTATAAATTACATCATCACTTTCTTCCCTTGAAAGTTCTATCTCTTTTATATTATTACATTTCTTGAATTCTTGCAAACATAGGCAATATTGTTTGATTGTCATATTCCAAAAATCTGTAGGCTGCACGCCAAATTGCACAACAGCGCGTGCAAGTAAACCATCAAAATCATAGAAATCATTTATTTGGATAGTTGCGTTTTCGCTTCGGTTTCTTTTTTTTTATACTCTTCCGGAACTTCAAATAATAAATCCAGATAATCCACAATAATATTTGCATAATAGATAGGTGTTACACCTTCCGTTTCATACATAAGCTTTTCAACTTCATCAGGTTCAAGAAAATCATTTTGACCTAATAGGGCGGCGGAAAGAACTTGTGCAATCTCTTCTTGCTTCAACTGTCTTTGCCAAGCTTTTTGGCCAACTGAAACAACACCAACATTAAGATTTGCCTCAATGCCTTTGGTGTTTTTCATTGCGAACAATAAAGAGCGTTCTTTAGTGCCAAGTTTAACTTTGATATTTCTGCCCATGCTTTAACTTATGTGTTTAATGTATAAGTGTACTCACCTGCACTTTCCAAAGTCATTGAAACCGGAACTTCCGCATTGTGCGCGCCACTCATATCCATTGATGCAACCATAAATGAACCGGCAAGAATACCATCATTTGCTGCACCTGATACTGTGACTTGGCAACTAAGATGTGTATTATTAATTGATGCATTTCTAAGATCATCAAAATTTGCATCATCAAGATAAACACCATCAATTGCAATTGACATTGAACTTTGTCCGGCTTGTGCTAATAGCACTCTATGTAAAGCACCGGAAGTTGTTGCATCATCTTTTGTTGTAATATCAACAGGCTCATTATTAATTGTGAATGATGTGTTTCTTTGACCCGCGGCCGCAACAAATGATGCCCCACCGGTATCAAATTTAAATAAGAAATCTCTGCCTTTTTGTGCTGCCATTTTGGGTAACTCCTAGTTCACTAATAGATTAAAATCTGTAACGCTTTGCCAAACTTTTCCATCCGGCTGCTTACTATGGTTAATTAAATCACCTTTCTGGCACAATGTCAAATCATGGCCGGTGATGGTAATATTACTTTCCTGCCTATCTAATGCCGCAATCAAAGCCCCTTGCCCATCAAGAACGGTATCCGGTTTTTTATCAGTATCAAAGATCTGGATTCTTGCAGTCATTTCAAAGCCGGAAAAGTCTTTTGCGCTCCAATCCCTTGCACCCAATCCAATCAAGCAAAATGGAAATGTTGCCTCTTGCGGCGGATCTGTGTAAATGCGCGTTCCTACAATATCGGTTAGATCTGTATATGCTTTCAATCTTGCAAGCACTCCAATTAATGTTTGTTTTATTGCATCACTCATTTCATTGCCTTTTTAAACATTGCTGCACCAATTTCACCAATCTTTCTTTTGATCTTTGGTTGCATTTTATTAAACGCCGGCTTTAACCACGGCCATTTTTGCCCTCTTTCATTTCCTACTTCAAGCCATAGGCCGTGCGGTGCATCTTCAAAACTACCAACAACAACATCATCACCACGGATTTTAGTGCGGATTGATTTAACTAATGAACCCCTATCCGTATTTGGTGCGCTGCCTTCCGGTGCTGAAACATGATCATATGAATTGCCGCTTGCCGTGTATCTTGTCACATTATGGCCATGCTCTTTATTCTGAATTGATCTAACCGCTTCACCTCTAATTAATTCACCGGCTTCAAAAAACTTTGCTGTGATAACTTTGTCACCAACCTTAATCAAATTCTTTAAGTCACTATTTAATTTGCTTATGTCTTTTACCATTATGTAAATTCCGGTTCATTTTCTTCAACAATAAGTTGTTGATAATCCTTCCCTTCACTCTTCAATGTATCATCAAGATTTTTAATATACTTAACTGCAAAAACCCTGCCATCATATTCAATATAATATTTTGCTGCATCCCTAGTATTCTTGAAGGTTGCATTATAGCGGATTGTTACAACGCTGCTAACCCTGCTTTTTAGATCACCATATATAAACAATTCACGGCCGGATGTTGGCCGCATTGCCGCCCATAGATCACCAAGTGAAGCCGCTGTTATATCTTGGCCGCCGGTTGCCGTTTCAACTGTTGTATATGAAAACAATTCAATGCGGTGCGTTGCTTCCGCTGTGAAGTTGAATAAATCAGAACATTTTTTTGCACATCCGGCCATTTAAAACCCTAGTTGATCAAATAACCTATATGGATCTAGTGCGTTACTCATGCCCTCGCACATATCGCAAACACCGCCGCAATCATACATCTTTTTAACTTGATCCAATATCCCAATCTTTATTGTGGATGGAACAGCCGCCGCCAAGCCAAAGCCGGCAATATAAGTTATTTCAATTGCGTTTGATCTTCTTAGTTCACCCAATGAAGAATAACCATAATCCATTAACACACGGCCGTTTGATGTGTCGGCTGTATAATTTGAAGCTGCATATGTTGCGGATGTATTATCTAAACGATATAAAACAAAGCTGCTAATACTTTGCAATGGTGGATAAGGTAGGTAAAAATCGTTTTTGCCGCCGGTGTTATGGCCTAAACTGCTTGCTTGACCTATCGGCCTATATTCCATGCCTGAAATTGGCAACCAATCAAATGAAGCCTTTAAAGTTTGCGTTACAATCTTGCGGTGCATGTACTCTTCCGCCATAGAAGTTGCGGCCTCTATTAACATGGTAATATAAGAATCTTCTGTTGATCCGTCAATCCGCAATCTAAGCTTGGCTTCCGCTAAAGTAACGGGAGTTTCAGCCGGCGCGGTATCAACTACAACCCCAACAACATTGCAATATTGCATTACTTACTCTTTTTTTTGCCTAGTTTCTTTCTAATTGGCTTTGATTCCAATTCCACATCAGGCTTTGTTTCAAGCGGTGCTTCAACTACTTCATCAGCAATTGCGGCCTCAACTTTATTGCCTGTTATTAGATCCGCACGGCCTCTATCAATAGCATCATCCGCTATATTTGCTGGCACATCAATCACATCACCCTTTTGAGCAGTCAAAATAGTGAAGCCGTTTAATGTATATGGAAAGTCTGAAATCTTTATTTTAATTGTTTTCATAATAATACCTCTATTATTGATAGTAATGGATTTTAAAGCTAATGGCAAATATGGATTATGTTAAGCTTGAAAGCTTCTTTCTAGTATCTTGTGCATACTTTCTAACGGCGCGTGCTGCAATGGTTTGTTCTTTATAGTGTTGTTGCAGCTTTTCCATTTGATCAACTTGGCTTTCGGCCTTCTTAATGTCTTTAATAACCGTGTGAAGGTTGGCCGGTATTTCTTCAAGGCCATAAATATGGGTTGATTTTAATAATGAACTTACTTCCGGAACTGTAATCTTTACACCACAACCGGCGGCAAGGTATAAATAAGCTTCACAACAAGCCCTTTGATCACCGTATTCTTCAACAGTTGACATTTCAACACCAAACAATGAAATGTGTGTTGGTGGATCTTTCTGCATTATCGCGTATGCAATCATTATGGCAATTGTATTTGTGAAGTAATCACCAAATCTTTCTTTCAATTGTTCAATTGGAAATTCCGTACATCCCTTATATTCTTTTGGTAATCCGTTAGGGTTTAGAATACATTTTTCTTTATTCTCTTGCATCCACAAGAAGTATTCCGGTGCAATTGCCGGTGATCCGTTTTCATGCTTTAAGCCTTTAAGATAAGGAATAGAATGAAGCTCAAAGTGGAAATCATATTTAACTTCTTTATTCCAACAACCGTTGCACGCCCAAATCTCCCATTCGTTGCGGTCTAAATCATTTATATCAAATAATGAACTGTGCGCCGTTCCGCATATTGCAATCTTGCGTGGCTTCTTTTCTGTTGTGATTTTCTTGCCCATAATTCTTTTTAACAGAAACGCGGGTTATTAACAAGCACAAAAAAAGGGCAACCGCTAGGCCGCCCCTTAATTGAGAATGTAATATATATTATATTACCGGTGCAACGTGTGCGCTTCCAAGAACCGCCGTTACTGATGCGGGGAATGTTGCCGTTCCAGTTTCATCAAGATCCATACGGAAATAACGCTTTGCGCCTTTATAGCCATATGAATATATTGTGTTTTCTTGTGCTGTGCTGTTGTTAAGCAATAGAACCGTGCCATCAGTTGATGATGTGCTATCACTATTAACAATGTCACTTTGTGCAACTGCTGTGTATGTTGTTGAACCTGTTGAATCTGATTCAAGCATTTTACATGCAACTGTGTTTGCTGTTGTTAGGCCTGTTGTATTACCAACATTAACTTCTAAAGCTGCTGATTCATAACCTTTACGATCAACACCCGTTCCTGTTGTGTCTGCTGTTAAAGAAGCCGGTGCGACTACTTGAACGAACTTCACATTGTTTACTAGATCTTTTCCTGCGCTCATTTTATTTACCTTATGTTTTAGATTAATTTATTTCTTATATAAGGGGCGGATGAATTCACCCACCCCTGTCTTTTCTTATATTAAGTGGTTAGTTTTTGAAGTTTAATTGCTTCAAAGTTAGTAACACCACCGCCTGTGCGTTTGTATGCATAGAACTCAACAAACGGTTTTGCACTATATGGATCACGTACAAGGCGCAAACCTAAACGATCAAGAATAGTGTAACCTTCACGGAAATCACCATAAGCAAGCGATAAAGATCCGGTTGCATGTGTTGGCATATCATCCGCAAACTTAACCGGCTTGCCCAAAATCATTGGGTTTGCAAGTGTTGGCTTTGTGAAATCAATATTAAAGATAGGACGAGAATCATCATCTTTAAGAGTCATGATTTTTTGAGCAAATGATAAGCGTTTAACTAAGAACTGTGCATTAGATTGATAATCTTCTTTCAATGAACCCTGCAAAAGAGCAAGCCCATCATAAGTATAACCACCATTAGCACCGGAATCTAGTTGCTCAATCTTATTGCGCTCATAAACTCCGCCGGTTGTCCATGCATCATAAGTAAGAATACCGCGTGAAGTTGTCACACCATCGCCAGTAATGAAACCGGTGTTTTCAGCGCGTGAAATCTTCTTGGCAATCTTATTAGCTGCCCAAGCATCAACGGCCGGAACATCATCAAGCATAGATTGTGATACAGGTGCTTTTGCATAGTTTTCATGCACATCAATACGAACTTGACCAATTGAAGGTGTACCGGTTTGAGCGCGTGCGCCTTCCTCGGTAGTGCTTGAAGAAACAAATTCATCATCATCAAGAACAAACTCAATTGAATTTCCAGTTGCTTGAATCTGTGTTGCAAGATCACGCAAGTTGGATGTTTCAAAGATGCGGCCGTTAATGATTCCGCCAAACTGTGAACGAACCATGTAACCACCATCAGAATCAACAGCTTCACGCATTGATTTTTCATCTAAGCCGGATTTTGAAACAAACTCTTCAAAACTATCTGCATTAGATTTGAAAAAGCCTTTCATTGCTTCATTTGCTTTTGCTTCAAACTCTAGGCTTTCAGCTTTGGCATCTGATGAAGGGCGGTTAAGGGCCGCTTCAAGCTCTGCATTTTTCTTTTCATTAGCAATTTGATTTTCTTCTAATTTCTTAGAAATCTCATCACCTAGTTTTGACATTTTAGTTTCAACTAGAACATCAGAATCTTTTTTGCTTTGTTCCATAGAATCTTTAAATTCTACAAAAGCACCGGCAAGATCTTTATCCGTTTTTATTTCACTTGGTTTCTTATCCATGATAATCCTTCATTTATTGTTAAATTAATTGAGTTTTTTAAGTAAGAGATTTAAGAGTTGCAATAAGGCTTGCTTTGGATGCTTCATCCGCCGCTTGCTTCATTTCTTCTATCAATCCACTTTCGCCGGCATCCCGCGGGCTTTCATTCTCGGTTTCTAATACATCACGCTTATTAACCGCTGAATATCCTTTGGCCATAAAGGTTTTTGCCTCTTCACGGGATAGATCAAAATCATCACGCAATTTGGCTTCAACTTCTTTAGGCTTCCAATCTTTAAAATCTTTTACCGCCGTTACAAGCGCGGCTTCATTGGCCGGAAATGTAACAACACTAACTTCAAATAGATCCGCTTTAATAATAGTGCGAACATCTTTATCATTATCATATGAACTTTCAATAGTTCTATAGCCTATAGAAAGCCCATCAATTGCGCCTTGCTTTAGAAGTTCATATGCTTCACTTCCAAGTTTTGTTTTCAAGTTAATTTGGCCATGCACTTCAAGCGCGCCTGTAACTTGTTTAATCTCTGTAAATACTCCAATCGGTTTATCCGGTCTATGCTGCCAAAGCATCTTCACTTTGCGGCCTGTTGCTAGGCTTTCATTAAAAGCATTAGGTGCAACAATATCATCAACATTATCAATAACATTGTAAACACTAGCCAAACCAACAAACGTGCCATCAGAATCAGAAGTTTCTTTTAGCTCTAACTGGGTATAATATTTTTTACTCATATAAAAACTTTATCATATAGATTAAAAACTTGCAAATCTGGTTAAATTACCTTTCTTCTTGCACCATAATACACAGGCAATTGATGACATTTTCGGGGCTTCCGGCCGGATCTGATGGATACATTAAAGATTCACCACCCACAACAAATGCTTCGTGTATGCTTATATAATTTGAACTATCCATTTCAGCATGCGTTTCTCTTGTCCTTTCATCCAATGATGGAATCCAAGCTTTCATCATAACAACATCAAGTGTTGCTTCTATAAAGTTACCTATTTCACCAAAGGCAAATTGGCCGGCCGCGTGGGTTTCTGTTCTTGCTATTGTTGCAGCACGCGCCGCGCTTAGTTTAGTTACAGCGGATAATTGCGCCGCAAGTTCCTTATCAGTAATTGGTGAATCTGACCACCTACGCAACACCGCTTTCATATCATTGTTTGTTGTTGCACTAATGGTTGCCGCTTTGTTGAAGCCAAATTGCAGCATATAATCATCTAGGAATGTATCAAATAGATCACCTTGCTTTTTCATTTCAAGAACGGTTGCACTTTTAAGCATCTTTTCTTGCGCTTTACCAAATATGCGGATTGTTTTTCCAACATAGAACCGGTAAATTTCAGTTATATTATTGTTGTGCTGCTCTCTTCCAATCAAATTATCTTTAATGCCTATCAGGTAGTTGCGAACATATTGCTTGATAAAGCGGTTCTTTTCACGCGCTATTGCACGCGCAAAAGGCCGTTCAATCTTTTGCATTAGCTTATCTGCTCTAATTTGGAAGCTACGTTGCTTTTTTGTTGGTCTTGCCATCTTTGCTTTCAAGTGATGTTAGTTTTTTCATTTCTTCATCAACAGCTTCTTCAATGCTAACTTCATCAATCGGAATTATTGAAGATGAAACTAGAATATCATCCGCGCCATCTTCTTTCCTTCTTTCATAACCCAATGCTTCACGGCCTTCATTTGAACTAAGTATGCGGCCATTCACTTCACTAATTATTCTATTAGATTTTCTTTGATTCCTAGCTTCCAAAGCCGGCAATGAATCTTCAACTACAACAAAGAAAGGTTTTTTCTCTTTGTAATCTTTAAATTGCGGCAACAACCAATTGCCAAAATCTTCATAAAAGCTATCTGCCAAAGGCAACACGGTATCTTCATAGAAATCTTCTAACGCTGCGCTCATATTATTAAACGTTGTTGAATCAGGTGATACAAGCGGAAATGGCACGCCATAAACATCCGCAATTGCTCTTGCCCCTGTCTTAATACTCTTTTCAAAATCCATATCTTTTGGCGTTGCTGAAATTGGTTTATAATCAATCTCACTATTAATGATTGCGGTTTTGCCGGCGTTCTTTGCGCCTTCATAGGTTGTTTTCCACAACTCACTTAAACGTTTTACCGCTTCCATGCTTGCGCCTTTCAATCCTACAACACCGGAAAGATTGCCGCCGTTATGCAATAATGAAGCGTTCCAATATGCGGCTTCATTCAATACATCCACCCAATCACCAACGGAACATAAAGGGCTTTGGCCACGCCAATCATCACACGGATTTGCCATAAAGAAATGGAATATAATGCTTGAAGTGCCTTTTAACTTATCTGTAACCGGATAAGATTTGTTATTATTATAAACGTATTTTTCAACTAACTGGCTTGATCCGCCTTTGACCTGCATCTTTTGTGGATCTGCACGCCATAATTCTGTAGGTTCATTTTTAGTATCATCACGCGCCAAAAACATTTCACCGGCAACTAGATAATCAATTGCAACTTGTTCAATAAATTTCTTTTGTGAATATCTCGGATTAGGTTGTTTCAATAAATCTTGCGCGGGGCTTGCCGGATAATCCTTTATCACTTCTTTGCCATCTTCCATAACCTTGTAACAAACTTTTACATCAAGTGTTGCCCATGCTCTTGCAACCTTATTAACGCATTTATAAACAACGCTGTTTTTCATGTAACCTTCTTTATAAAAGGCTTCAATGTTCCGTGTTGTAAAATTATAAGTGCTTGAAGCTGTATCAACAAAAGGGCTTGCCTTTGTTTCTGGTGCTTTATTAAAAATATCAAATATGCTCATACTACTACCATTATAATATTATCACCTTTTTTGCAACTATCCCACTTCCAAACAGCTAACGCCAATGACATCACGCAATCATCATGCAAAGGCTCTGGAACAGAATAACGCACGCGGCCGGTGTTGTGATTGTAATGATACTCTAAATTTTCTAATTCATCAACTATGACCCCTTGCGGGTATTTGATGCGATCATCTTGAATGGCTTGCTTTAGTTTTTCCAACAATGCTTGCCGGCTTGTCATATTAAACTTGAAGCCTTCATATTGATTGCCCTTAACCGCTTGGAAATCATCAAGGATAACATCACCAATGCCTGTTGAATCAATTAACGTTGGTATATCACCGCTTATTTCTAGGATTTGCGCCTTTGTTGCCGGCCAATCTAAACCCTGCCAACGCTCAAATCTGCAAACCTTTCCGGCCGCATCCAATGCAATGCCAGCGGTGTAATCAACAGTTTTAGCAAGATCCCAACCCCAACAAACAGGATCTTCAAAAGAAAGCATATCTTCTTTACTGCTATCCGTGATCATGTTGCGCCTTATGGCTTGAATACCAATTGGATTGCCGCCATCATCCGCCGCCTTATTAAGATATAATTCTTCAAACCTAAATAAAGGCATCATTGCTTTGGCGCGTTCTATCTCTTCCCATTCAATAACACCGGCGGCCGCTGCATCCATAGCATTGATTGAATGATAATCCATATCCGGATCATTGCCTTCTTGCGCTTGCCGGCATAACTTATAGAACCAATTGTTCTTTCCTTTGATGTTACCAATGGCGCGCAAATTGCCTTTGGTTGCTGTCAATGTTGATCTTAAAGCAATCCATGAATCCTCTTTATGCCTTGAAGCTTCATCCGCAACGGCATCATGCACATCTTCACCATAATTGGAATCAGGTTTATCACCGGATTTAAACCAGATTGTTGCACCGTTATGCGGAAAATATATCCGCCTGTAACCTTCACCACCTTGCGGAACATACCATTCCGCACCAATGAAACGCTTTATTCTTCTAAAGGCCATTTCAGCTTGTGATGATACAGGGGCAACCCACCAATGATTAGAACCTTCAAAGCCATAAACCATTGCGCGTTCAACTAGCCAAACAATTGCAGCAAAGGTTTTGCCGGCTTTTGTGGATGCTTCAATAAAACAGAATCTTGCGGTGGTATATAATGCGGCTCTTTGCTTTTCGTATAAAGCCGGCCTTTCAAATTCAATTTGCTTTGGGAGCATTAGGCACTAATTCCGTTACGTTAAACGTTACCTTGTCACCGATTGGATTTAATGGATCGTTTGAATGGGTTAGCTTATCGCCATACTTCTTTGGCTGTTGCCGGCCTATTGTCCATTGCCTTGCATGTATTTTTAACTTTGCCTTTTGCACCTCTTCGGAACAACTAATTCCACATTCATCCGCAATTTCAATAATCTCTTCAAAGAAATGATCTGCCTGTTCCTCGCGTGCGCGCGCAATACTGGCGGCAATGCCATCATCATCAATGAGCCATGCAAGGATAGTTCCCCTATCAGGAAGATCTTTATTACTACATATCTTTCTTAGGCTATCGCCGTTAGCTATGCGCTCACATATCTGTTTAATGATTATTGTTCTATCTTCTTTGCTGTACTCGCCCATATAGCAATGGTAACAAAATTACAACTAATGGCAAGATTATTTTATTTGATCCATTCCGGAAGCTGATCTTGTGCGGTTATTTCTTTAATCTTCCATTCATCAGATTTAAAAAT